GTTGGTTATGGAATGAGTGGTTATTCAGTAGGTTATTCATTAAAATTATAATTATGGCAATCAAAGAAAAAGTAAATTTAACAAATCCTTTACCAATAAATTTTAAGGATTTTAGTAAAAACCCAGTGGTGGGTACAATGTTCTTAGTAATCATTGGCATTAGTGCTTTATACATTGATATTAGAAGCACGTTTCATGAGCAAATTGATAATCAAGGAGCAAAAATCGAGAAACTTGAAGCTAAAATGGATGCTATGAGTCAATCATTAATTAAGTGCGAGGGTGCAATGAGTGGAGCATCTGCAAAGTTAAGCACGTTGGAATCATTAGGTAAAATTCAGAAAATCAAATGAGATATTTAGTATTCATACTTTTCATAAGTTCGTGTAGTACAACAACTGAACACGAGCAGGTAAACAAATACGATACTTTACTATTAAAAGTTGCTAAAAGTCAATTAAAGATGGATAGTAGTATTGTTGAGGCTACAAAGAAAGAAGCTAAAATAATTAACAAAACTGTTGAAAGTATTATTGAGGATAAAAAACAGATTAAACAATTGTTTAGTGAGGTAGCTGAAATAAAAGCAAATCCAAGAGTACAAATTCAAATTGATACTGTTAGGGATACTATTTTTGTTACAGAGAAGAAAAACTTTTGGGGTAAAAGTAAAAAAGACACAGTACAATGAAACAGTTTTTTTGTGATGAAAGTGGAAGTCTAAGCATGAAGCGTTTATGCGGATTGCTTTGCGTAATTGCCTTATGCGTGACTATGTATCATAACTCATTTAGCGAGGAACATACTGCGCCATCCGCAATATTGGTTGAGTCAGTAGCTTTATTGGCTTTTGGTTGTTTAGGTTTAACCTCTGCTGAAAAAATATTTAAGAAGAAAAATGAAACTATCTAAACATTTAGATTTAAGCGAAGTTACTCGCAGCGAATCTGCAAAACGTAATCAAATTTCAAATATGCCAACCGGTGAGCATATTGCAAACTTTATGATATTGGCTGAAAAAGTATTTGAGCCTATCAGAGAACATTTTGGAGTTCCAATTCATATATCATCCGGGTACAGAAGCAAAGAGTTAAATGCCAAGATTGGAGGAAGTGCAACCAGTCAGCATTGCAAAGGTCAAGCCATTGACATAGATATGGATGGCAGTACCAATGGAGTTACCAATGCTGATGTGTTTAATTACATTAAAGATAATTTACCATTTGATCAGTTAATCTGGGAGTTTGGTAATGACAACAATCCAGACTGGGTGCATGTTTCCTACGATGCAAAGCAAAGAGGTCAAATATTAAAGGCAGTAAAAGTAAAAGGGCAGACAAAGTATTTGCCTTATTCATAACACTTGCAGGTTTATTACTTGTATTTGTCGGATGTTTACTAATATAGCACCATTTGCGGCGACGTTCATAAGATTTCAGAGAACTACTCCCATTTAATATTTCCGTACTTTTCTTTAGCTGACTTTTCCGCATCCGCAATTTGCTTTTTGCTCCATCCAAATCTTGGAAGCCACATTTTATGTTGACTATCAATCCAAGTGTGCTTATACATCAAACGAAATGGCAAATTGCACATCATCCAATGATAAACACTACTCATAATAGCACCTACCAAAAAGGCAGGTTTTTCGGCACCCCAAACCAATCTACAGACCCAAACCAAAGCGGAGAGGGTTATGTAAATTGTCAGGGTGATGAATATAAACGCAGTGAGGATCATTAGTTATTTCCTTTTAAATATCTTTTTACGTTTATCTGTTTCTATTGTTTCTGAATAGAACAGAATAGTTATGGGGATGATTAATGATATTACATTCATCGCCACAAATTTCTGAGTGAAGCCAAAATCAAACCAATAATATAGCAAATTAATAATCCATGAAATTAGCGCAAAGAATACTGCGGTATTTCTTTTTCCAATTAGTGTGAATATTAATATTGAGCATTCTAAACTAAATGCAAAAATCCAGGATATTATGTAATCTAAGTCTGTCTTTTTACTAATCATGTAAAAAACCTCTGATGCGTGTGTTATTTGTGTTAATAAGGCAAAACCTATTGTAATTAGGATAAATTTTTTCATAATTTAAATCCCTCTCTTTTTAACAATTTGTCAATCTCCTGCTCGATTAATCGAGTCTGGGCAATGCGTTTAGTTTTACTAATAGTTTTTAAAGCGGACCGCTTTTCATCGGTCAAGTAGACCGGAATTGATTTTAGTTTTTCACTCATGTGTTTTTTATTTCTACAAATATATAAATTTTATCAAAATCAAAATAAATAAAAAAAAATATCAAAATAATTTTTTTATATCAAAAATAGATTTATATTTGGCCACACCAAAACACAAAACGATTATGGAAATTATCATTTTTTTTATTATTATGTCGGCGGTCCTAATTGGACTTGCTGGATTATGTGACTACATAACTGACAAATACAAATGAACTTTGACGCGTATTATGATGACTTGTACGATAGGACAGAGACATCAGCAGAGCATTGCGAATACTGCAATGCACGAATTGAAAAATGTAAATGCCACAAGCACGATGATTACGATAGAAGGAGGGATGAAGAAAATGAATAATCTATTTGACAGATTGAAGCCTGAGTACAAGACACTATTGCAAGATCAAGCTGAATTTTATCCAAATGCTATTCCATTAATCATTGATGAACTTATAAAAGAAAAGTCTATTTTAGATTTACGCTACGGAACTGTCGGGTCCTTAGCATTGTACCTGAATGTAAAAAATTCAGGATTTACCGAAATTTCAAACTTATTTAACGAAAAATGAAAACATTATTAATCAAAACAACAATCCTTCCAAGTGGTGAGCGTATCACTTGGGAGGATGGAATGCCAGTTCATAAGACCAGGGAAGTACATTCTGACCAGTTTAATCAATGGCATTTTTATATCCAAAACGAAAATATTAAAATGCGAATGTGGGGTAAAATCATTAATCGGATTAAACTTGGTGGAGTATGTCACCAGGAAGGTCAGGAATCAGCTTTAAAGTTAGCAAAGGAAATTTTGAAATGATGCACTTTCACGAAGATCCTAACCCCGAATCAAACAGAGCCTTTTGGTTCTTAATGTTTGGCCTTATCTTACTCGCTATGTTTTTCGTTATTGAAATTTTTGTGAGGTTTTATTTGCAGGTAACATAATAATTTTTTAATTTAGATACACCGACTGGAAGCGGTATTAAAAACATCTTAAGAGCCTTATTTCGGGGGCGGATCTTCCAGTCCAAACCCGGTATAAGGCATTTTTATTTATAATGAGTACAGAAACAAAAAAACCAAATCTACCTGCAATAGTAAAAGATTTGGGACTATCCGTAAAGATGGATAGTTTAAACACCTTACTGAGCAGTACACCGCCGCAATCTTGGTTATCCGTTCACAAAGGTATTACCTACCAGCCTATTGATCGGGTAAAAAACAGCCTAATTACTATTTTTCAAGATTATGACTGGAGCATTAAAAATGTTCAAATTATGGCTAATTCTGTTTTAGTTTTTGGAACGCTATCGGTTATCAATCCGATCACCGGGCGCACTCGTAACGTAGATGGAGTAGGGGCGTGGCCTATACAGTTAAAGTCAGGTTCTACACCAATGCAGATTGAAAACATTATTCAAGATGCAATTCAAAAGAACGCCCCGGCTGCCGAAAGCTTAGCACTTAAGAACGCTGCATCTAAGCTGGGTAAAATCTTTACCGATGGCGGTTCTGATGTCGAGTTTAACGGAATGTACTCTAAGGATGTACCAATGGATGACATTAAAGCCTCACAATCATGATTATCACCGGACAACAAAACGAAAACCAACGTACCCCTGAATGGCTAAAGTCACGTATGGGGCGGTTCTCTTGCAGTCAACTGCACAGACTAATGACCGAACCAAAAGCAAAAGCCGATAAGGAAGCTGGAAAGCTATCAGATGGCGCAATTACTTATGTAATGGAGTGCATCGCTGAGAAGCTAACTGGCAAACCAGCCAAAGATGATTTTACAAGTAAGTACACAGATTGGGGCGTAATGCACGAACCAATCGCTATTGGTATTTATGAGGAGGTGTTTCAGACCAAGGTAACGCAAGCAGGATATATTCCCTATGGTGAGAACTTTGGCGGTTCGCCTGATGGCTTGGTAGATGAGGCAGGAGGCATTGAAATCAAATGCCCCTATACAATTACTGCGCATTTGGTTCACTCGCTTACAACTGATCTAAAAGCGGATTATAAAGAGTGCTACTGGCAGATAATTGGTTACATGATAATAACCGGGCGCGAGTGGTTCGATTTCGTATCCTATCATCCGGAATATCCGGGCAAGTATCAATTCAAACGTATTCGTTTAGAACGTGCAAATGTCATGCAAGACATTGAACTTGCTCAGGATAAAATTAACAAATCAACCCAATATTTAAACCTAATACTAAATTCAATCTAATGGGAAAACCAATGCAAGGCTCAATATGTTTGAGCGATCTCGGAGATGCTTACAAAGCTGGTCACTCCGCATTTAACAAGTCTGAAAAGAACGGCAAAGTCTACGCT